GCGCCCGCGCACCTCGCGCACCGTGTGGGGGGGTGATCGTTTTGGCACCGGGAGAGAAGTGAGGCGGCGAGGCTGAAGGGCAAGCGTGGCGCGGGATTTGGGGCGACGGGAGCGGTTGGCCAAGTTGGCGCAGAATTTGAGCGGAACGCGCGAGCGCCGAGCAGGATTGCGCAGAAATTGGCACCGGAACGGCGGCGCGGTGCGTGGGAATGAGAGGGGGTGTGGATAAGTCCACGCCCCCTCTTTGCGTTCAGCGCACCAGGTAGAGGTTGGCTGCGGCGCGGACGGCCTCGAGGCGGG